TTACCTTGCCACAAGTTGTACTCTACTGATTCAGCAACACGAGCAGCGACGTATTGAGCCGCGTATGACTGGAAGTCGGCTGGAGAGTTAGAAGATTGTCCTCGCATTTGTTCAGCTTCCCAAGCAGTACGAAGGTCTTTGTTACAAATTTGCTCATTGACTTGAAGAGCAGTCGTAGTCAAAACCACGTCACTCAAAGTCATTTGACCAGACGAAGGAGTAGTAAATTCGCAAGTAGCGGCGGCGATTGCTGCGTCGTTAAACTTACGGAGGTTAGCTTTATAGCGGACGTTATCAAGAACGGACACGTAGTTGTTCGCGATAGTGTCGGCGGCTAAGATAGCCGGTGCAACGTAAGGGAGAGCTCGTTGCCCGACGTAATTTGAAGAAATAGTAGCGTTAGCCATTATTTAGAGAATTGATTTTGGATCGCGGCAACGCGTTCCTTAGTTGATAATTTTGATAAATCCACTTTAGGCTGTGGGGTCATTTTCGGAGCGCGTGAGATGCTTGGTGTAGCTTGCTTGCTCAACTCCGTAATTTTTGCGTCTCGCTTCGCGATTTGTGAAGAGAATTCTTTCTTCGCTTCGGCTACCGCTTTAGCAATTAAAGAAACGACTTCTTCACGGCTCATTGCCACCTCCTCGACCACTTCAGCGACGGGGGCTTCTTCTACCGCTTCCGCTTCTGGTTCTTTGATTTCAGTGATCAAGCCTTCAGCGACTACGAACACAACGCCGTCGGCGAGTGTGTAATCTCCATCAGGGAGAGGGATTTGTTCGCCTTCGTCATTTACTACGAAGACAGCAACACCGACCGCGAAGGCTTCCGCGTCGGTTGAGATTTCTTGACCGCTGTCGAGGGTAGCGGTTGCCATTTTTACCTCCTTTTCTTCGTCCTTCTTTTCTTCCACCTCGAGGGCTACGGAATACTCAGCGAACAAGTCGGAGATGCGTTGTTTTAAACTCATTTTAAAAAGGGATTTGCTGTAATAACGATTTTAAGGGGTCATTCCTTACTCCGAATCTTTTTTTCGAGGTAATCTATACCAAGCTCAATTTCGACGGCTGAAAGGAGCTCTAATTCCTTTAGTTTGGATTCCGCCCATCGAAGACCCGCTTTTCCCCCCCAAGCCTGATACATGAGATACCCGCACCCGTCAGAAAATGAACTCGAAGAATCCAGGTCGCCTTCATGTCGAATCAAATACGACCGCATTCGCTTAATGGTCTCGACTGATATAGCTTCTCCTTTTGCGAGTTGGTTCGCTCGTTGTTTACCTACGTCCGTCCCACATGAGCCCCAACCGTTCTTTTCAGCCCATTCTAACGCCTTCTTCGCGTTGTTCTTTACTCCGTCGGGATAATCGCTATACGACTCCATGTCGACCCGTTGCCCGGCTTTATATCGCTTGTCTTCTTTTATGGTAGCCTTTGCGAAATCGTACTTATTCGCGAAATAGCCCTCGATTGAAAACCCTTTCACCGTGCCCTCTTTTACAAACTTCTCCCATATAGCGTCGTTCTCTACTTTCATCGAGACCATCCAAGTGCCAACCGGAACATCAAGCCCGTACATACGAGATTTATCTTGTTCTCCTTCTACGATCCAACTCTCAACTACATGGAGACCGTTTATCTTGTGTTCGTGTTCTAGGGTCGCGTTCGCTTGGTTGCCATTCTTAAAGTAGAGCTCCATCGCTCGCCGGACGGTATTCTTTGAGAAGTAGACGTAATATTCTTCTTCTCCTGTCTTACGATAGATAGGCTTATCCGGAATGAGTGCCGCACCCATTACGATCCGTTTCTCTTGGTCTTGCGTCTTAAATTCTAAGAGTTGCGACTTCATAGCGATGAAATCCGATTCAATCGCTGGGGCTTCGACGAGTGAGATAGCGTCGATTCCGTAAAGTTCCGCTTCTTCGTCTATTATGAGTTCTAAAATGTTCATCCTACAAGTGAGGCTTGGTCGTTTATACGTTGATTGGCTTGTTGGCTATTCGAGACTTCGGAGGCTATCACATAACTTCGGAACCCCGTTTGTCCGGCTCCCGCTCCTAAGAAACTTAAATCGAGTTGAGGCGATACTCCAGGGGCTGAAGCTGTTCCCCCTCCTCGACTAGCTCCCCCGGCGTTGGGTTGTGTTGGTGCTTGGTATTGTGTTCGTGCGATTGTCGCGACTTGTGCAACCCCAAAGGCGGCGGCGATTGCGGCTTGTATTCCGGCATATCCAGGAATTGCGCCAGTGAGCGGATTTGCTTTCGCGCTCTTATACGCTTGAATCACGGCCTCGGTTGCCGACATACTAGCACTTGCAAGACTTAAAGCCTTTTGAACCTTGAACGATTTTTTCGCGTCTTTCTCATCTTGCGATCCGAACGCTTTTCCGAGGGCTTCAATCGCTTGGAATGATTGAGCCGCCATCGCGACCCTCATGTCATTCGTTATGGATATAAGCTCCCTTCTCCTTTTTTCATCCTCTTCATCTTTTGCTAAAGCGGCGTCTTTTTCCGCTTGTAATTCGTCCATCATTTTAGAAAACGCATCCTTCTCTTCTTCGAATCTTTGCTTCTTAGCGTCAACAATGGCTTGATCTCGACGGAAGTCATTCATAGCTAAAGACTCCAATTCTTCGTCGAAATCTTCCTCAAGTTCCAGCTCGTTATCTAAAGCCTCCTTGGTGTTCTTCGTTCTTGTTTCTTTCCCTTCCGTGTCTATCTCGTTAAGCCTTAATTGAAATCCATCTCGACGGCTCTCAAGATCTTTGAGCATTTTATCTGATTCGGCTATTAATTCAGCGTTGGTATCCATAACGTCTTGAGCTTGTAGCCCTAAGAGGTTTGTCATGAAATCGGATTCCGTCTGAACTAAGTCTTGAGCCTTTTTTGCGAGCTGAGTCGGAGCATCTAATAACCCAATCGCTACCAATCCCTCAGAAGTAAAGTCGATCATTTGGGCGAGCGCAACAAAGGGAGCTCGCATCGCTACAATAACAGCCCGAAAAGCCTCTTCCGTCCTTTGAGCGTTTTTAATTTCTTCGTTCGCTCTTGTCCTTAAATTGTCGAGCTCGATTTTGTGCGCTATGATTTGCTGTGCCGTCTTCTCCATCCTCAACATGAGGATTTCTCTTTCTGTCTTCCCTTGAAGTCTTAGAGAATTTTCGTTTAATAAGTGATTCTCGTATTCGTCGGCTGATTGCTTTACGAGTTCTTTAGAGGTCTCTACGAGGTTATTCGTCTCTTCCGACGCGCTATTAATGGCTTTGGTGATAGAGTCCCAGTTCGCTATTAACTCACCCAACAAAACGACAAGGGCACCGATACCCGTCGAAACGATCGCCGCCTTAGTTCCCTTGAGCCCTAAGTTGAATCCCTTGACTCCCGTTTGAGCTTGTTTGAATCCTTTAAAAAGAGAGTCGAGTTTACCCGTTGCTCCTCCCGTTGCTTGATTAAGGAGATTCATCGCGGAATCACCCGACTTACCTAGCCCGTCTAATTGAGTCGAAGTCTTTTGGATTGCCCGGTCTACTTGACCTGTCTCCGCTTCAATTTTTAATATATAAGTGTCCTCACGAGCCATATTAAGAGAGTTACGGGTATTGAAACAATGAGAGCGACAATTAACCAATCAAGCACCTTCCACCAAAAAGGAACCTTGATCTTGTCCCCTTTGGCTTGTAAGAGTTGAATCGCTTCTCCTATATAACGGTGATTGTCTAGATTCCTCATTGCTCGAAAGGTTGATAACAATATGAAGTGGTGTTATTGTAAACGTATCCATATCGCTCGCAACACTGGCGAGAGACTTGATAAACGTTCGACCCTGAAGCGTTTTCGAATTGGATTCGACCGTTTGCCTTATCTATACCGTTTGGAATAAAGGAACAATCTCGAATGTCTCCTAAAACCTTTAAGAGCTCGATTTGCGTGAGACCCTCGGAAGTAGCGTCGAATTTAATGGAGATGATTCTCCAGTACGTGTCTTTGATATATATCTTATCCGAGAACTCAAACGAAGCGAGGTCGGCACGAGTCAACCGAAAAAAGGCCGTCAATTTTCGAGCGTCTTGAGAATAGAGTTCATTGACCCACGGCCTCCAGTATTTGAAATACAAGGTATTTACTGGGTTTGCTTCTACGATATGAAACGGGCGTTCAAACCCGAACGATAAGTCTTCATCGGTTACCGTTGCCTCGAGGTCGGAAAATTGCGAAAAGGCTGGGTAAGTCGTGCTCGTAGTGGTTGCGGTATTTGCGTCGTTGTAATAATAAAGCGTTCCGGATTCGAGGCCGTTCCAAAAAGCTAAGCGCGGGAGCGGGTCTTTAATCGTCTTGTCTTCTTGATCCGTGTCCACAAGAAGACGGTGTATTGCGTAAGCGGTGCCCGGTATATACGAAACGGGATGAGGTGAAAAAGGGGTTTTAATTTCTCTCGTTCCCGAGGCGAAATCGTTTTCAGGATCATCTACCCGATAACGACCATATACCCGCGAAGCATTTTTGAACACTAACTCGTTAACAAGATCTTTCCCTTCTGAGTGAGTCCATTCATATTTACGCGACTGGATATCGGTAGTCGGTTCGATTTGAATGTCTTTCGAAAGGTCTACCTTATTAGTCCAATCTTTCTTTGTTCCGCTTTCATAATAATAACCGAGCGGCTCAATATAAAGATGTTTCGGGTTGTTCTTGTCAGCTACGAAAACGAGGTTAAACATCTTTTGTAAGCCCGATACGAAATCGATTTGCTTCATTTCGGGCATATTCGCCTCTACGTCTATCACATGGCCTGAAGTAGGATAAGAGATATTTATAACTTGCCACCAAGTCGATTGAGGCGAAATCGTGTTGTCTCCGTCTAATTCGAGTTCGTCGCTACTATCGTTCATCACATACTCAATCCGAACTTGATCGTCTTTGTTTAAGAGTATGGGGTCTGTCGTGAAAGTATGAACTTGGTCGTTAAATAAAGACCCAGGGTAAGCGTCGAGGATTTGATATTCCGTTGTTGAGGTCGTCGTATTTCTTAACCTCATCGAAAAGGCGTGAGAGGTGTCCGTCGTCCTTCCGTATAAATTAAATCGAAACGTATAGAAAGACCTAAAAGGAGCGGTATATGTACTCCCTCCCGTTCCCGTATCGTTGAAGTTGCCGCCCGTATCAAAAAACGGGGTAGCCTCTCTCCATGCCGTTATCGCTGTATAGCTTGGGTGAGCCGTGAGTCCCGTTAAATCGGTAGCGAGTCCGACGGTCATAGTCTCTCGTTGTGGAGGTATTTCTTCATCAGTTGCTCCCGAATCATCATACCCCAAGACGGAACGGTTCCCGTTATAGAGAAGAAGGTAGAGGTCGGGAATCTCTTCGAAGCCCGTCGCACCGCTAAAGAAATCCGAGTCGAACGTATATCCCGCCGCGTCGAGTATCTCCTCAAGCAATTTCGAAACCCTAAAATAAGGGGTAAAGTCTCCGTGTTCGAGTGGGTTCGTAGTGCTCCAGATATTGTCGGTTTGATTTGCGAACCAATTTTGTCCTTTGTCCGGAAGCCCGTACCGTATCGCACCGCTTGACAAAGTGCCGCCCCAACTAGCTACAATATTTGTGGCGTTTAGCGTGTGATCATACGCTGAAAGGTCGAGGTCGGTAAGCATCGCGTCTCCTATATCCCTCGAGAGGTTAGCGGTCTCACCAAAGAAGACGAGTTCCACGTCTGCATACCTCCCTTTTTGAACGTAAAAGGCTTTGACTTGAATAAAGCCCCGCATCAATGGAATGGTGTTGTAAGTGAGTTCCGCGTCTACCTTCGCCTTTGGATTCCACGTAGGGACAAGTCCAAATTCA